CGTTCGTGAACCGCGCAACGCGGGTCTGTGGGAGGGCCACCTGTCGGGTAAGGGAAACTCTATCGGCATTATCCCGATTAACGCAGAGAACATGTGCAAGTGGGGCTGTGTAGATATTGACCAGTACCCGCTGGATCACAAAGTTCTTTTAGAAAAGATCAGGAAGCTTAAACTTCCGCTTGTCGTATGTCGTTCTAAGTCTGGCGGAGCGCACTGCTTCCTCTTCTGTAAAGATTGGGTTGAAGCAAAAGACATGCAGAAGTCTCTTAAAAGTGTAGCCGCCGCGCTGGGCTACGGCGAGAGTGAGATATTTCCAAAGCAGATCAAACTTCACTTAGATCGTGGAGATGTAGGCAACTTTCTAAACCTACCTTATTATAATGCAGAAGACGGTTTGCGCTACGGCATCCTAGACGACGGCACTTCAGCCACGCTAGAAGAGTTCTTTGAGCTATATGAAACCCACGCTCAAACGCCAGAGCAGATCCAGAAGCTTCAGATAACAGAAGCAACCGAAGCAACGCCTGTAAGAGACGGCCCTCCGTGCCTACAGCACCTAGTAAAAGAGAAAATCTCTGAGGGTGGGCGCAATAACGGTCTGTTTAATATAGGCGTATACCTTCGCAAGGCGTTCCCAGATAGCTGGGAGACAGAGATCCTGACCTACAATATGCAGTATTTTGAGCCGCCGTTGCAGTTATCAGAAGTTATGGTCGTTGCGAAACAGCTTGAGCGCAAAGATTACGCCTACCGCTGTAGCGACGCGCCTATCAACGCGCACTGTAACAAAGAGCTATGCCAGACCCGTAAGTTTGGTATCGGCTCCGCTGTGCAGAATGCAACGGTAGCAAATCTGCGTAAGTATAACTCAACGCCGCCTGTCTGGTTTATGGATGTAAACGGCGAGCCGCTGGAGCTAGACACTGACGCCCTGATGAGCCAGCCGCTTTTTCAGAAAGCCTGCATGGAGCAACTCAACTTCATGCCGCGAAGCGCCGCAAAGCAACAGTGGGAAGGCCGTATCAGTTCTCTGCTTACCGAAATGCGCGAGAACGAAAGCGCCATCATGGAAGTAGCAGTGGATGCCAGTGTTAGCGGTCAGTTCTACGACTACCTCGAAGAGTTCTGTCGCTTCCTACAGCAGGCGCAGGATAAAGAAGAGATCTTACTCCGCCGCCCTTGGACCGATGAAGACGCAATGGTAACCTTCTTCCGCCTAAAAGACTTCGAAAACTTTCTAAAGAAGAACAAATTCTTTGAGTACAAGTCACACCGCATTGCCCAGCGCCTTCGTGACATTAACGGCGATAGCACCGTTCTGAAGATCAAAGGCCGCGCAGTGCGGGTCTGGCAGATCCCAGCATTTGAGATTGGGGACATAGATATAACAACCCCAGACTTTACTCCAAAACAGGAGAGTCCGTTTTGACAGACACAGTTCTTAAAAAGATGCGAAACGCAGAGATCGTCCGAATGATCGACGAACATCACATGACAAAAACCGCCGTCGCTAAATGGTTTAAAATAAGCAAACAGCGCGTGTGGCAGATTTACGAAAGGGAGAAGAAAAATGTTCAGGATATTCGGCCCTCCCGGAACGGGAAAGACAACCAGACTTCTTAACATGGTTGACGACGCGCTCCAAAAGGGCGTGGCCCCAATGAACATAGCCTTCCTAGCTTTTACACGCAAAGCCGCCAACGAAGCAAAAGAACGCGCCGCGAAACGCTTTGGTTTAGATCCCAAGAAAGACTTGTTCTACTTCCGGACACTACACAGCCTAGCTTTGACCTGTTCTGACATACGCCCCGAACAGGTAATGCAAGACGAAAACTATAGAGAACTTTCCAAAGAAATGGGAGTACAGCTAAACGTAGCACGTACCAATAACTTTGCGGACGATCTTCCAGATATGACCAAAGCAACAGACCCTATCTTGGGTTTGATTAACCTTGCCCGAATGCGCAAAGTACCGCTCCGCCAACAGTACAACGAAACCCCCATCGAAATAGAGTGGAATATTGTAACCTACGTGGACAAGTGCCTAACCAGCTACAAAGAAAACATGGAGTTGTTCGACTTCACCGATATGCTGGAAAGTTTTCCTAAAGAGGGTCAGTATAACTGTCCTAACTTTGACCTATGCTTTGTAGATGAAGCGCAAGACCTTTCCCCTCTACAATGGGACATAGCGCACATCCTAGACGAACGATCAAAAAGAATGTACTGCGCGGGCGACGATGACCAAGCCATCTACCGCTGGGCAGGCGCAGATGTAGACCACTTTATCGGGCTGGACGGCGGGTCAGAAACCCTGTCACAGTCTTACCGCGTTCCCTTCCTAATCCACGAACTGGCAGAACGGGTCGTGTCCCGTATCGGTAAGCGCTTCCTTAAAGAATACAAACCAAAGGTCGATGAATACGGCTCAATACGCCGAATATTTAGCGTCGAAGAGATCGACATGTCAGAAGGATCGTGGCTCATTCTCGCCCAAGCCGGATACCAACTACAGCCCGTAGCCACAGAACTCCGGTCCTCCGGATACCTGTTCATAAATCGCGGCCATCGCTCCATCTCCGAAAAGATATCCGACGCCGTTAACGGTTGGGAGCAACTGCGCAAAGGCAAAGAAATCACAGGAGCCGTAGCGCGTAAAATATACAGCTACATGTCAACTAAAGACCGCGTGAAAAGAGGCTTTAAAACCCTGACCGCCGTCGAAGATACAGACTTCGTAACCCTCGAAACACTGACCGCGGCCCACGGGCTTCTGGCTACAGAAGATATGGTTTGGCACGTTGCTATGGACAGACTTCCAGAGAACGACAGAGCCTACATCATTGCAATGCTTCGACGCGGCGAACGCTTTAACGGCGAGCCACGCATAACCGTGTCAACAATTCACGGGGCAAAGGGCGGAGAGGCGGACAACGTTGTATTGTTCACGGACCTTTCGCCCGCCGCCGAAGAACAAATGAATGTTAACCCAGACGACACGCACCGCGTATTCTATGTGGGCGTAACCCGCGCTAAACAAAGCCTGTTTATCGTTGAACCTCAAGATTTTACAAGGAGTTATGATCTATGAATTGTTGGAATTACCTATGCAAATGCGGACATAGATGGACCTGTTGGTGGGACAAATATTCTGAGGACGAATGTTCTGAGTGTAGGAAACACGTTTTACCAGAGGAGAAATTACAATGAACTGTTGGCATTGCAAGACAGAGCTTATTTGGGGCGGCGATCACGACTGTGACGTGGAAAGCTTTTCCACAGGAATAGCCGCAAACGAGGGTGAAGACGTTGAATATATGTACGACGATTACAGCATGGTCACAAACCTCTCATGCCCTAAATGCGAGAGCTTTGTATTAGTTTATTATCCAAGGGAGGAAGAAATTGAAAGCAACTGAAGCCATCGCAATAGCCCTGACATATGTCACAGAGAACCCTGATATTAAACCAGAGGACAAGATGAGGGTGATGGCAGAAATGCTGGAGCCGATGCTAAATGAAATCTTCGGCTTCGATTACGAAAAAGTTGGTAACTTATCCGTCCAAAAGGAAGAACAAAATGAAACGTGACGAAGTATTAGACACCGCGAAAGAACTAATCAACGGCGATAGGGCCAAAGATTACGGGGATGCGTTTGACAACTTTGGGCGCATTGCAGCGGGCTGGAACGCTATAATCCAAGAAGCCATGAAAACTCACGGTCAAGTTAATGAGCAACACATTGCCCTAATGATGGATTGGTTAAAAACAGCGCGGTTGCTAAACGATTTAGACAAGGCCGACTCATGGGTCGATAAGTGCGGATATAGTGCCTTGGGTGCAGAATTTACAGAAAGAACTAAAAAATGAAGCTTAAAATAGCCAGCCCTTCGCTAAAGTCAGAGTGGGTTCCACCCGCAGAACTTCCAGACCTAACAGGCGCAACTACAATTGCTATCGACGTAGAAACCCGTGACCCAAACATCAAAACAAGCGGACCCGGTTGGGCTGTTGGAGATGGTGAAGTGGTCGGCTATGCAGTGGCTACAGCAGATTGGGCAGGCTATATTCCTACACGACACCGTGGTGGCGGAAACCTAGACGAAAAGATAGTCAACAAGTGGCTCAAGAAAGTCTTTGACTGCCCCGCCGATAAAGTAATGCACAACGCGCAATATGACGTAGGTTGGATCAAACGTATGGGGTTTGAGATAAACGGGCGGATAATAGACACAATGGTTGTTGCTTCGCTTCTGGATGAAAATAAGTTTTCCTATGCACTAAACTCACTAGCGTTTGAGTATCTGGGGCTGGCAAAGAACGAAAGCCTACTCAGAGAAGCCGCCAAAGAGTTTGGTTTTGATCCAAAGGCAGACATGTGGAAAATGCCCGCCATGTACGTTGGACCCTACGCCCAGACAGATGCAGAAGTTACCCTGCAACTCTGGGACTACCTAAAAGTAGAGATCGGTAAGCAAAACCTCTGGAGTATTGTAAATCTGGAGCTAGACTTGCTCCCCTGCCTAGTCAACATGACATGGCGAGGTGTTCGCGTTGATATGGACAAAACCGAAAGAACGCGCGACGCGATCCTAAAACGGGAGAAATTAGTCCTAAAAGAGATAAAAAGCTTAGTGGGCAGAGATGTAGAGATCTGGGCGGCAAATTCTATTGCAAAAGCCTTCGATGACCTGTCAATACCGTATCCAAAGACAGAAAAGGGTGCGCCCTCGTTTAAAAAGCAGTTTCTGGCAGAACACAGTGAGAAATTGCCGCAATTAATTGTCCAAGCCCGCAGTTTAAACAAAACCAGCGGAACTTTCATCAATAACATCCTAAAATTCTGTCACGGCGACGGTCGAGTGCATTCGCACATCAATCAGATCAGAGGAGACGATGGCGGCACAGTTTCTGGCCGATTTTCCATGAATAATCCCAACTTACAGCAAATTCCGGCCCGCGATCCTGAGATTGGGCCACTTATACGGTCTTTGTTCCTTCCAGAAGAGGGAGAACAGTGGGCGTCAATAGATTACTCGCAACAGGAACCGCGGATCTTGGTTCACTATGCTCATGTCTACGGAAAAAGCAGGGACGTGCCTCTGAGGGGCGTTGATGAGTTTGTAACCAGCTACCGCGAAGATCCGAACATGGATTTTCACACAATGGTTGCAGAAATGGCCGACATTCCTAGAAAACAAGCCAAAACCATTAACTTGGGGATGATGTACGGAATGGGCGTCGCAAAACTGGCGGATCAGCTAGATATTGAGACCTCAGAGGCCAAAAGCTTGGTAAAGCAGTACCATGACCGCGTACCTTTCGTAAAAGGACTGATGACAGGCGTCACAAACCGTTTGAACAGCAAAGCAAGCGGTGGAGCGATTAGTTCCATCCTTGGGCGCAAGTGTAGGTTCAATCTTTGGGAGCCCGACTCCTTTGAAATGACAAAAGCTATGCCTTACCAAGAAGCAATCCTAGAATATGGTGAAACATGCCGTCTCAAGCGGGCTTTTACATACAAAGCGCTAAACAGACTGATCCAAGCGTCCGCCGCGGATATGACCAAGAAAGCCATGGTAGATTTGTACAAGGAAGGGTATCTTCCGATGCTTCAAGTGCATGATGAGCTTTGTATGTCAGTAAAGAGCAAAGAAGAGGCCGAAGCTATTGCCAAGATCATGGTAAATGCGGTAGTCTTAGAAATCCCTAGCAAATGCGACATTGAAGTAGGTCCAAGTTGGGGGGAAGCTGGATAGCTTTAAGCGCACTGCTCGTCCGCGCACTACTTCTAACTGCCCTTTTGTCCGGCTAGGTTTCGCACTGCGACGACAAAAGGGTTTTTTCTTGCGAGTTCCCATAAACTCCTATATACTCTTACTGATAAAGAAAAAAGGTAAACCCAATGGATACTACAAAATGGAAAAGCGTTCTTGTGCCCATTGAAGTGTACAAGGAAATTAAAGAACACTCTGTTGTTAACGGTAGAACAATAAGTGGACAACTCAGAGTTATGTTTGAAGTTTATTCAAAAAGTAAGGATAAAGCTATTGACGCATCCCATAAAATCGCGTACAAATAGCGCAGACATTCTCCAAATGTTTGATAGCACAATCGTTAAAGCCCTTAGTCACATGTCCTGACTAAGGGTTTTTTCTTGTGTAAACTATTTACTTGACATTATCCCATACCATATTTATTCTGTATTCATTGGAACAGGAGAAAGTCTAATGTCTATGACAGCGAAAATCAAACTACGGGACGTTGACAACTTAGTTATATCGTCCACGTCTATCACAGCGGATCATTACGAAGACGGTCCTGATCCAGACGAATTTCTTAAAAACGCTTGGAAGATGGCCGACCAAATGGCAAACCACCTATCCTGCGCGGACGAATGGCGTCTGACCTTAACCTTTGACTTAGATTTGCGGGAAACTTTTGAAGAAATAATGGCAAAACAGGGGAGATCGTAATGAACCAGCATTCATCAATAACCATGATAGAAGGTGCTTCGGCACAAGTTGAGATTATCGAAAGTATGCCCGAAAGGGGAGATATTAGCGGGTACTTGCATACCGTTGCCCTTGCGACATTTTATTGGGAGGAAGAACAAGAATGGCCTGATTTTATTCAGCAGGTAGCCTCAGTTGCGGATCGTATGTTTGAAGAGTTTAATAAAGAAAGCGAACAAACCGTGACACAATACATTCAGTTTAAAACGGGGGGTATTTTGTGATGCTTGATAGGGACATGGTAAAGCGGGTTCTTGGCTGGCAACATGGTAAGTTTGCAGGCGTAAAGGTCTTAACGAAAGGCGGTAATGAACGCTATGTTTTGGGCCAAGTAGACGGCACGTCTTGTAACTCAGGCTTCATTTGCTGTTACTGGAACAACAGGCGCAAGCGTTTTAATTTAGGAAGCGTGTTAGCCATGATGTCTGACAATGGCCATACC